CAACTTTTTTTATTCAATTTCTAGTTTTAATAAGGTATATCAATACTTCTGGGAGGTTTGGTCTATAGTTTCAAATCCTGCCGCCCCGACCAATTTAACCCAGTAATACCAATGCTTATTTTTTTTAGGGGTAGTAAAAGGGGTAGTGAAATATTTTTTTTATTTTAGGTGGGATTTAAAGTTTTACTTTAAGAGATGAATTGGCGGGGATTATTTCCCCGCCTTTTTTTTTGCTCCTTTCTATACCCTGGAGATATTTATTATATTCTTTCCTAACTTCATCATCCTTTTCAAAGGTATTCTGATAATTCATTTCCATATTTAACTTAAACAAAAGATAG